CGCGCGGTGGCACACAGCGTGGCGCGCTCGTGGAGCGTCGCATCGGGTGTTGTATTTGTGTACACGGTAAACGGCGGATACATAAACCGCCAAGGCGCGTATGTTAGCGGGCAGTGGCGGGACCTTGTACATTTACAAGGTCTCGTCAATGGTACTGGCGTGCACAAGCGCGCGCGCGACATCCTTGAGATGTCGTTTGACGCATACAACACATGGCGCGCGCAAGTCACAGAGTACGCGCGCGCATTGCGGTGGATAAAGGCGTGGCAGTTCCAATGGAACTGCACCGCCGAATGGGCGGTGCAACTCTTCCTCATGAACGACTACGAAGGCCTACGCAGTCAGCAGCGTATTCACGCTGCTGACGCAGCGCAACGATGGGTGAACAAGTACGGCACGAAGTTTGGTGAACCGAACTTCGTGAATCGCATCTTGTTATTCGCGGAGTATGATGACAAAGTGTTTAAGGACTGAAAGGAGAACAGCAGATCTAAGCGCGGCACGGCCGCGCGCGCCCTGTGCATCAGATGTGGGTGCGGGCGCACCTACGCAAACCATGAATCAAGGAGGACATGATGAAACTGACAAAGTACAAGCGCGAAGACCGCCAGCGCCGTGCACTCAAGCGCTTGCTGGGGCGCGAGGAACAACTTTTCCATCTGCAGACCCGTTGGGATCAGGAGCACTGGGGCACTCCGTATCCCAACGAGTGGCGAAAGGCGGCCTTGGTGGTCAAGACCGACATCGAAAATCTAATGGGGAAAGGGGTAACATGGTAACTATTGTGATTGAGAAGTCTATGGAGCGCAAGCGTCGTGGGGAGCGCGAGTTGTATCGCACCGTAATTGAAACGCGGACAGTGATAGGGGGCACGCGCGTGGTCATCAACAAGATCTTGCCCGGTTGGTGGCGCACCTACAAGCGGGCACTCGCCGTGGGCGAGAACTGGCTGTTGAATGATGCCAACTTCGTAAACTGCCCCGAGCACGGGCGCGTGCCCCTGTGCGATGACGTTGACAATGATGGCTGCATTGTGTGCAGCCATCATTATCATAGTGCCCTGACCGTGTGAGTTTTCCCAACGACCTGGGACGTGAGTGCACTCGCCCACTGTCCCAGGTCATCGGATCGATCTTTCCGATGGCCCTTGCCAAGCAATGCAAAATATGATATGGTGATTACGCATTGATGCACACTTGCTTGTGCGTTACAACACGGTAACGCACAAGCAAGTGGGCATCAGCACCCACTAAAAAACTTTCCTAGGAGGAAAATCAAATGGCTGAAGGAAACATCACAATCGAGAGTGGGGCGGCGCTGGGAGAGATTCGCCGTGTGACGGTGAATCTCCCGACGGCGCAGGCCCGGGCCGCCGAGTTGGTGGATCTCATCAACTCGGCGGGCGGTGTGGTGAGTGTCTACAGGAGTGCCTACAACCCAGACACAGCGCGCCTGCGGCGTGAGCGTGACAGGTTGCTCATGGAAGCAGGCGCAAAGGCGATCACCCACGGGGGGAACGCCTTGGACTATCTGCCAATGACTTTGCTAGAGTTTGAAGCAAAGTACGGCAAGATCGGGTAGCCCACCCGAGAGGGTGCGCCTGCCTACCCAAACAACGTGTAGATCACGGGCGCACCCACAAACAAAGAGATAACGGAGGATCTTAATGACCGACAACTTTTCTATCGATCTGAACAAATCAAATCTCAACTACTTCGAGGCTGCTCTCTTGCTGGGGCACACCGGCACGTCCCGCGTGCAGTCCCTGGTGAGAGACGGACGACTGCAGCCCGGCACCGAACCGAAGACCATCAGTCGAACCAGCGTGCTGGCGTACAAGGAAGATCGCCAGCGTGAAGGGGCCGGCGACAACACGCCCGTCTGGTTCAAGGTGAAGTTGACTAGAGGGCAGGCGGATGCACTGAAGGCTGCCAGCCCTACTCTTCATGGTGATGGGCCTGACTGGTCTACACTTGCGCCGCTGTACGAGTATGATGCAGACGAGCGCAAGGCTCGAGAACTGAAGCGCAAGTTGCGCGAGGCGGCCGCCGATGCAGCCCAATAGCATCAGCGTCGAGGAGGTTGTCCACGATGCACTTGTGGACAACCTCCTCTTGTTGAGTGATGACTACTGCTTGCGGTATCCGGGCAGGCCCCGCATATCCATCGTGGAGGTGTGTAATGTTAGTCCCAGTTGGACGTATGACCAGCGCAACTGTCACCGCAACAACGGCCTTCAGGGCCACTCACAACTGGCCTGAGGCTCCCGACTCCGTGGCCTACTTGCGCCCACCGCATCGTCACGTGTTTGGTGTACAAGTAACCGTGCACGCTCACGTAGATGACCGGCGGGAGGTTGAATTCCACATCCTGCAACGGCACGTTGACAAGGTGGTAAGCGCGCTCTGTGACTCTGACGAGCTTAAGGCTTGCCCCCATCTGGAGGGGTGGTCATGTGAGAGTATTGCAGGGTTTGTAGGTGAGCAATTGCGCACGTCTCCATTCCTTTACGCTGTATACAGCGTGAGGGTGGATGAGGATGGTGAAAATTGGGCAACGGTATATTGGCCATAGATCCGGGCGCCCACCACGTTGGGTGGGCGATGCTAGTCGGGGGTGACCTCATTGCTGGAGAGGTCACCCCTGACCTGTTTTATGCATTCCTGGACGCACTCGACGCCCATGGTTTAGAGGTCATTGTGTACGAGGGGTTTCGGGTGCGTAATCTCAACGCCCTAATCGGTGACCGTATAGTCACCATCGAAGTTATTGGAGTTATCAAAGACTGGGCGAGGCGACATGGGGTGCCGGCAGTTGAACAACTGCCAGCGATGAAACAAGGCTGGGATAACAAACAACTGCGGCATCATCTCATCGCCCGACTACCAAATTCGGGCCATGCGATTGATGCTATTCGTCATCTCGCCCATTACATGGGGCGAAACAAACGCTTGGAGGAACTCAGAAATGCAACCCTGCGCTTTTGAAGCATTCATACTTGCAGTCTATGTCACTGCTCACTCAGGCCCCCATCCCCTGTCCCCTGTTGCATGCCCTGCCTGTGCCCATGCGTGTGACGTGATCTGGGTTTACCAGAGTCGCGAAGTAACTCCTACTTGGCTAACTGCCAAGTGCCGGGACATTGTGTCTACTTACCCAGACTGGTGTGCAGATACAGAACTACCTCATTCACACTGGGAGCAACCCAATGACATTATCGCCTAACTACAAATTTCACGAGGACGGTATTGCCCATCTCAAGGGTCGAAGTGCTATACTTGCGGACGACCCTGGGCTGGGCAAGACTCGTCAAGCGATCGTGGCCCACAAGGATGACAAGTGGCCTATTTTGGTCATCACTACGCTGCGCAACAAACTATTTTGGGCACAGAGCATCCTGGCCTGGGCATCATCCGATGAGGACGTGGAGGTGGCTGAGACCGCCGGAAGGTTCGACAAGGACTTTCTGGAACGTAAAGGGGTGGACGGGCGCAAGTGGTTGATTGTGCATTGGCAGGCGTTGCAACGTCGTAGTGCTGCTGAAGTGTTCCGCGCTGTGCCGTGGGGCGCAGTAATCGTGGACGAGGCCCATCGTATGAAGGATCGCAACACCAAGCAGGGTGCGTTTCTTACCTTCACACTGCGGGCGGGCATTTGGACATTTCTCACTGCCACACCTATGGAGAAGTCACCGGCCGATATGTGGCCACTGTTGCACCGCTGTAACCCTGAACGTTACAAGTCATATTGGTCCTTCGTAGCAAGGTGGGTGAAGACGAAGGACATCTACGTAGGCCCAGAGCAGCGCAAGGTCACGCTGTTGTTGGGGTGCACTGATCCCCAAGGCTTTGCACGTGAAATTGCCCCATACTATCTACGCCGCACCAAAGCAGTCGTGGCACCATGGGTGCCTGCTGTGTTATCCCTCACCATACCTCTGAATCTCAACGGCATGGCCAAGAAGTACGCGGAGTTCGAGAAAGAGACTTTAGTTGATACCCCTGCTGAGGAACTCTACCAGCCCACCAAACTGGCAAAGTTAGTTCGTCTCCAACAGTACATAAGTTGGCCTGGCATCTTCGGATTTCAAGATGTGTCACCTAAGGCGGAGTGGTTGTTGGACTATGTCAACGACCACCCAGACGACCCCATACTTGTGTACTTCAGATTCCGTGAACCCGCTTTGGAGTTAGCGAAGAAGCTACCCAAGGCTATGGCTGTTGTTGGAGGTAACACTGAGTGGCGAGGTTGGGCAAGCAACATAAACATCGTGCTTGCCACGTATGGCACCCTCAACGACTCAGTGAATCTGGACAAGACTAACGACGGACGTGCAGTAAGTACTGTGGTATACTACGACTATCACTGGTCACACATTGTAAATGAACAGGCAGTGAACCGTGTGCACAGGGTAACAACCGCTTTGCCTGTGACACACTACACACTGCACATGACAGGCAGTATTGACGATGACATTGCTGAAGCCTTGATTCGCAAGGCAGCAGACAATGGTGTCGTATCAAACTTCTTAAGGAGGCTAGGACATGTTCGGTAATCCATGGGAGCCGCCGCCCTCAGTGGCAGATTTGGCACAGGGCGACTACTGCGAGCGCTTGCCTCGCACGTGGCCTTTGCCATTTACCAAAGATCAACTAAAAGACATCAAACCAACAACTAAACCAAACTTCAATCTCCCGCGGGCGGGTGGCCCGCTGCATGTGCATATCTCTGACATAATCCAGCTCCTGCGCTGCGAGCGTGCGGCGGTGTGGGGTTCCCGCTTGGGCATGAACTTGCGCCCTGTGCGACCCCCCCGGCCATTCGTCCTGGGCGAAGCATTCCATGCAGGCGTGCAGCATTACTACCAGGGTCAAGGCTGGGAGAAGTGGGCACGCGACGTATTCGTTAAGGCACTCACACGCTATACCGCCCTGGGAGGCGTGTTAGATCAGGAGATTGAGAGGGAGTGGACTGAGGACTTGGAATTATGTCTCGGCATGTTGAACCACTACGTCCAGTGGGCAACTGGGTTAGACCATGAGTGGGAAGTCATTGATATGGAACATGCGTTCCACGACATTCCCATCCCCGGCATTGACCCAGCACAGGCCGTGTTGGACGGGCGCATTGATGGTGTGCTGATTCACAAACCAACGGGCAGTCTTTGGTTGCGGGAATACAAGACAGCGCGCAGCATTCCAGAAGAGCAGCGCAAGATCGAGAAAGACCTGCAAGCGCGGGTCTACTGCTACGTTGTGTCTCAGATGATGGGCAAGACGGTCGCAGGCATCGAGTACCGCTTTGCCCAAAAGAGTGTGCCAGCATTTCCTGCCATTCTCAAGAACGGGTCATTGAGCAAAGCCCTCACCGGTGATGGATCGAATGTAACGGTGGAGACCTTCCTCGTAGCGTTTCAGGCCTGGCAGAAGTTGGAGTCCCTGCCTACATTACAACAGATAGCGGCAGCGGGATATGGGGACTATTATGCTGCATTGAAAGAGCGTGGCAACACGTTCTTTGTGCAGTACAAGTTGCACAAAACGCGCGCGGAGATGGACACTGCCATGGCCTTGGTGGCCCGCGCAGTGCGTCGGGTGTTGAATGGTGAACTTACTACCGACAACTGGCACAGCGATTGGTTTCAGTGCAACTATTGCGCTTACCGCAACCCATGTGACCGCCTCGATAACGGTCATGACATACGCCTCATGCTGAAGCATGAGTACAGGGAGAACGTCTATGATGTCATCATTCAAGAGCAACCTGAACAGGCCAATTCAATCACCGGAGGATCCTTCAGCCCCCCCGCTATATCTATTGAATGGTAAACAGTCACTGCCTAAAGATCATGTGCTGTTGGTAGATGACAGCGCAATGAAAGGCAAAGTGTCTTTTGTTTGGCATGGATGGAAGTACGTGTACGTGCGCGTGAAGCTGCCGAACCCTAAGAAGCCTGGCACGGCAGTGAGCGTATACAAGTTGATCGTAGAGGAGGAACTAGACCAACCAGGCGTAAGGAGGTGATAAAAGTGGAGTGCGTATGTGTGATCGTTTTGCTTGTGTTGCTGTACGCCATCGTAAAGGCTGGCAGCGTAGGGGAGTCGAGTTATACTCGCAATAAGGAGAAATGACCATGAAGCCGAAAGATCCATACACGTGGGAGATTTGGGAGTACAACCAATGTCAACGTCGTAGTGACCAGAAGTGGGGCGCGCTTGGCCTGCTAGTGGGCGCAGGCATTATGCTGCTGCTCATCAATGGAGGTTGACGTGATGTACAAGGTTGCCGAGTTTACTGTGCAGAAGTCCACCGCTGGGGCCATCAAATTGATGGAACGCCAGTTGGACAAGTCTTTTAAGGACTGCAAGCGGCCCGACCCACTGGCGTATGCTATTGAGTCGATTGCAGCGGCCTTAAATGCAGGAGACCAACTGGTCATTGAAATTTGGAGGACACAACATGCCTAAAACTCAAGTAAATCAACTAAAACGACTAAAGTTGTTAATCACCGGGAATCCCGGCATTGGCAAGACGTACTTCATCGGCACAGCCGTGGATGATCCACGGTCGTCGCCTGTGCTGCTGTGCAACTTTGCAGGCAACCCGCAAACTGTGCGCTCTAAGGTGGCCGATGACAAGATGGTCGTGTGGAATTGCGCGGGCATTAAGGAGTTTGAGAACATTTTGACATGGTTGCGTGCAGGCCAGTCGGCCTGTGCACTGCGTGACGAAATGGGGTTGCCAGACGGCGTGAATTTTCAGACGTTGGCAGTAGACACATTGGCCGAGTTCCAGCGCCGCCAGGCTATCGAGATCATGGGACCCGACTACGCCGGGCTGACCACTTCCAAACACATGGAGTTCAAGGACTGGAATCTGATGTGGGCGCGCAGCGTCAACCTCGCCCGCATCGTGGGTGATCCAGAGTGGCCAACACACGTCATCCTCACAGTTCACATTAAGACGGGCGAGGACGGTATTGGCCGAACCTATGAGCCCATGCTTTATGGACAGTCCGACTTTGAGGTGCCAGGCTACATGCCTGCTGTCGCGTGGCTAACGTGGACACAGGACTTAGCAAGAAACCTGCAGCCCAAAGACAGCACGCGAGTGTTGGTGTTCACAGAACTGTACCGACACGTGAATCTCAAGGAGCAGTACGAAGGCAAGCTGCCTCAGATCGTAGGGGACCCAACAATGACAAAGTTGCTAGACTACTTGGAGGATGAGCATGATTGATTTGGATATGCGGGGACTTGAGGAGCTAAAAAAGTCCCATCTGCGTAGCGGATATAAGTGGGATGACGCTATGCAAATGAGCGAGCACAGGGCGTGCGCCGTGCGCCTCTTGGGTCGCATGCTAACCCGTGAAGAGCATGTGCATCACATCAATGAGAAGAAGAGTGACAATCACCCTGAGAATCTAATAGTGCTCAACGTAGGCGTGCATGATCTCATCCACGCATCCTTTGCGTCTTATCACTTTACGGAACGATGGGGTGACATGCACGACGTGGAAGCGTTAATAGCCTTCTTGAAAGAAACAGGTCTACCCTATTTCTGGTTAGGAGATTACAATCATGGATCAAGCATGGGTGCTGATAGTGTTTGCGATGGTGGCACTGGCGGCCACTAATCATTGGCGTAAGCCACCGGACAAGCGCAAGACGTTTGCTGACGCTCAGCGCAAGGCGCGTGCGCGCAAAGTGCGCTGCAAGAACGGCGGCATGCACAGGGGGTAATATGGGAATCATAACGGCGGCAGTAATACTGTGGGTCCTGTACCTGTTGCTTTGTGTGCTTGTCGACTACGTCACTGGCGGGGACGACAGGAGGAACTACCATGACTGAGTTTTGTGCTTTTTGCATGCTTGTGTGTTTGGTCATGCACCTGATAGCAGAAAATCTGCGTGGGAGGCGTCATGATGATGATGATGATGATTAAGATCATAATGTGCAGGTGTGGCCATTCACGGACGTGGCACATGCCGTTTGGGGGGCACTGTTTGGTACCGGGATGCCCATGCAAATTCTTCAGGAGGGCAAGATGACCAACTGGCGCGATTCCGTTTTTGCTGGCTGTTCAATGACATACAAACTTCAAAGGAGACCACTTCATGGCACCGCAAACGCAAGCCGACTTTACACTCGAGGACTTCGCAGTCGATCTGTCCGACGTCAAAGACGTTCCCGACGGTGAGTACACCCTCAACATCGTTGAGCTGCGCCCCTTCAAGTCCCAGCCCAGCGAGAAGAACCCCCAGGGCCTGCGCATGGTGAACGCCAAGTTTACCATTACCGACCCCGGTGAGGTGCAGGGCCGCTCGTTTTGGCAGAAGCTGGCCATCGAGACGTCCGCGGCGTTTCTGTTCAGTCAGTTGCTTCAGGTGTTGAGCCTGAGCGACGGCTCCGAGGAGAAGGTGAACGTGCGTGGCGCTGACTTGCTCAACAAGTCCGTGCGCGCCTACATCAACACCAAGGACAATGAGCAGTACGGCAAGCAGGTCAACATCGTCCGCTTTTTGCAGTAACGTTTGAACGCCAGGGTCAGGGAGGGGTGGAACAGCCAGCGCCCCTCCCGTTTTGAGGTCTTATGTTTCCAATTATTTTTGGAAGTCCTCCCGAAAATACCTATGTGCGCCTGGTTACACAGGCGCAGTTTGACACTCCGCAATACGTAAAGTCCACGGTGATGTCTGTATCGCCGGAGGACTTAATTCGTGTACTGGGTACAGACCAAAACGTGTTCTTCGCCCCTGCGGTATTAAAGACTAAAGGTGACGGCAAAGGCGACGTTGCAGCCTCTAAGGTTGTGTGGGTTGATTGTGATACGCCTGCGCCTTTGCCTGCCTCAATTCCTCCATCCATTCTTGTAAAAAGCGGGCATGGGTGGCATTATTACTGGGTGTTGGACACTTGGTTGACCAACATTCCATTGTTAGAGAAACTTAACAAGTTGTTCGAGGATGATGTAGACCCCCCTTCAAAAGGCTGCTGGAACGCCAATCGGTTGCTGCGTGTGCCCAGCAGCATCAACAAGAAGCCCGACAAACCGCCTGTGCCTTGCACGTTGCACAGCATCAGGCCATTGGTCTATACCATCGACGAGTTGCAACTAGTGATGGCGTTCCCCGAAAAGTTATGCATGAAACTAAAAACGGGGGACAGCAGGGGCTACAAGTCCCACAGCGAACGTGACTGGGCCATTTGCACAGGCTTGTTGCGGGCAGGGGCACAGGAAGACTTCATTAGAAAAATAGTCCCCTTCTCAGCCTGGGGAGATGAAGTAAGAAACAAAAGTGAGCATTACCTCACGCGCACGCTGGAGCGTGCTGCCAAGCGGGCGGGTGAAACATCGGGTGAGGGTGGCAAACCCACAGGCACCATACTGGAGGTGGACAATGCATATTACTTGGTCCTTAGTTCCGGCGTTCACCGGAAGATTAGCACGTTCACGATTGAACCTACACTTCTCCTTGAGCATTCCGAAGGAGATGCTATCATCGGAGATGTGCGGGCGGTTGGAACAGACCACGTATGGCGAGGAGTTACCTTTACCAGACGAGCTTTCAACGGCCATGGACAGTTGGTTAAAGAACTGCCCCTTGCTGCCTGGCAGTTCCTCGGAGGGGACGTCGAAGTACGTTACCTTCTACCGCACCTCATGACTCAACTATACAACAAGGGTATGCCCAAAGTAAAAGCCACGTCGGTATTGGGTAGACATGGAGACGCAATTGTAGGAGTTAATCATGTCATCACTAAAGAAGGACTTCGAGGACCCACCGATTCCCCATTGGTGTATTTGGGTACTGGACGAGAACGGCCTGCCTTTCTCTTCGGCCCTGTGCGAGAAAGCCCAACCTTGCCATTTGAGGTTGGGCTATTGGGACAACTCAATGACCCCACCACAATTTATCCTATTGCAGGATGGTTTGCAGCCGCTGCAATTAAACCGTTGCTCGAAACCATCGGAGTGCGTATGCCGATCCTCAATTGCACAGGCACTAGAGGGTCAGGCAAAACTACCACTGTTCACTTATTCCAACGCTTATTTGGGACGACAACTCCCGTTTCCTACAATGCCAACACCACGCACTTTGTCAGTCTCACCCTGCTCGGTTCAAGCAATTCCGTTCCAATATCGTTTAGTGAGTATCGCGCATCTCACAACCCAACTTTTCTTAGGTACATCCTGCTTTCTTACGACACGGGACACGACGCGCGTGGACAGATGGACCAAACTACGCGCTCGTATCCTCTTATTGCGCCCTTTGTGGTGGACGGGGAAGATGCTATTGCGGATGCTGCTGCAAAAGAGCGTATAATAGTTGCTCCGTTTCACCCCGAGGCGCTAACTCTAGCACGAAAGGAGGTGTTGAATCAATTAGAAAAAGTCGCTGAAGACTTCGCGTTTCCATTCCTGTATAGTACGCTAGATGCTGATGTCGAAGCCTTGTGGAAACAGGCGTATGGGTGGGTACAGGAACAGTTCCCTGAAAAACTGCCTGACCGCATACGCAACAACTTGGCCGTGGTGTGTGTAGGCTGGTTGCTGTTGCAGCTGCAACCGCAGCGCGCTTGGTTAGAAGCCAGTTTGTCTGCGGTGTATGACAGCAAGAAGACCCGTACTGCTATAATGGCAGACGACTTCATCGAGGCAGTGGTTAATGCTGCTGCAAGGCGGACTACTGACTTTGTGTGGTTTACTGAAGGCAAGGACGTGGTGCGTATTCACTTTGCCACTGCGTTTACGTGGTATGCTCAGTTGGCCACACGCACACGGGCAAGCATGTTCAGCAAGGACGCGCTGCGCGCTCAACTAAACGAGCGCTATGGCACAGGGCCAGGCCAGTACCTGCTGCCCCCTGTGCAAAAAGAGGGCTACCTGTGCATAGGCGTGCATTTGTCAAGGGCTGCTGAATCAGGACTGGACGTGAAGAGTTACGCTGCCATAGTGCCGCAAATTGAGCTTGTGTTGGAGGACAAAAAATGAACGACCGTTATGCTTACATTGAAAGAGAGTATGTCATCAGTTGTGCTCACATGCTTGTGGGCTATCAAGGCAACTGCTCCCGTTTACATGGCCACAACTACCGTGTGCTGGTGGGTGTGCGGGGTGGGCTGGACGAAATGACCGGCATGTTGCTTGACTTTGCCAAGTTGGACGAAGTGGTAAAGCCTGTGCTGGACAAGTTGGATCATTGCATGTTGGTGGCTGGCAACGAATGGCCATATTTACTGACCATTGACCCTAGTGAAGAGTTGTCAGTAGGTCAATGCTATGGGGATTTCTACATGGTGGGCCTGCCTACAACTGCAGAAAACATCGCGTTCCATCTACGCATTTGCATTTTTGAAGCGTTGATGGCCAGGGGGTTGATGGCGACAGAGAACGACCTCGTTACAGAGTATCCTGTAAAGGAAGTGAAGGTGACAGTATGGGAAACCCCGCGATCGTCGGCGCAATCGGCGTAGTATTGATGCTCACGAGTGTCATTATCCTAGCCCGTGTGCGGTACCGCGGCAAGCGTCCGGACACTTACTACGTGGACGCTGAGCGGTGGAGCAACATCGACTGGGACAAGTCTATTGAACAGGAGGCAGACAATGATCTACAACATTAACGACATCTTCACCAGCATTCAGGGGGAAGGTATCAACACTGGCATACCTGCTACATTCGTCCGGGCGCAGGGTTGCCCTGTGGGATGTCCGTGGTGTGACAGTGGGCCGAACTATCATTCAGACGTGCCCCCTTTGGAGACTGACATCCGCCCTGTGCATACGCCGTCAAAAGGCAATACGTGGCCTGGCAACGGTGGCACTAAGATGGAGGCGTGGGAGATTGTCTCAAAGATTCCCCCTTCCAGCATGCTTATCATCATCACAGGGGGTGAGCCGGCGTTGCAGAACTGGGATGATTTCATCAACGCGCTGGAGCGTGTACGAGGCAATCGGCACCACACCGTGGCATTGGAAACGTCCGGCCAATATGCGTGGTTGGGTGATCGTATCCCTGACCACACTACCGTCAGTCCCAAGCCTTATGGGCGCGTGCCGTGGTATGTCAACCCCGGTTACTGGCCATATGTAACTGAGTTGAAGTACGTAGTAGATGACATGTTCGAGCCTGACATTGTGGACAGACACCTGGGGGAATGCACACATGCTGCACCGACCCGTGTCAAGCCAGAAATTGTGCTCATGCCTGAGGGCTGCCCACCCAAGCCTGAGTACATCATCAAAGCGACCGAGTGGGCAATTAAGTACAACTGGAGGGTCAGTGATCGCCTCCAGTACCGATGGGGGGTAAAATGAACCTTACGCCTGTAACACTACCTGAGGTCACAGATAAACTGAACGAAGTGTTGTATAGTCTGTTTGGTAGCATGCAAATGGAAAGTCAACACATGCAGCGTACAGCGGAACGGGTGGTGAGGTACTGGCAGTCCCTCGTGCCTCAACCTGTGGAAATGTTAGACGATGAGTTCACAGTGTTCGAGAACAATCCACCGGTAAAGCAGTTGATTATGACCAACACCATTCCGTTTCACAGCGCCTGTGCTCACCACCTGATGCCCTTTGAGGGGCATGCTTACGTGGGCTACAAGCCTGACGCTGTAATTTGTGGCCTCAGCAAACTACCGCGGGCGGTGAAATTCTTTGCACAGCGTCCACAAACTCAAGAGTGGTTGGCACGAGACGTTGCTGACTATCTCAATAAGAAGTTGAAGCCTACTGCATTGATTGTTGTGCTGGACGCCGTGCATACATGCACGACGTGCAGAGGTGTCGAGGCGCCCGGTACGACTATGACGACGTCCGTAGTGCTGGGAGATGCCCAGCGCTATGAGGCGGTAAAGAATGAGTTCTTTGAACTTCTGCGTCCCTATAGAGGAGGATAACAATGAGTTACACACCCGACGAACAAGACTTGCTGGCAGCAGAGCTCCAAGAGTTTTGGGTTGCCTATCATCAATTGCTGCAAAAAATGGGGGAGACAGCCGCTACACGGGCCGCAGAGCATGGAGACTCCGTGCCGCCGTGGCACAAGATCGAGATGCCCGGCGGTGTCATTTCCATCATGCGCTTGAAGTTAGAGCGGCTGCACGGTGAATCCCCCGCTTTTCAAATTTCCAATTGCATTGACATTTGTAACTACGCGCTGTACCTGGCGGCGTACAATCAAATGATCCTGAACCAAAAGGAGGCTAAGTTATGAAACTAGCTATAGTGACTAGTCCGTCAACGTTACAGTATAGCAGCACCGACTACTGCATGGTGCTTGCTTATCTCGTGCGGGACTACCCACACTACCGTGACTTCTACGCCCAGCGCATTGCACAGGGCGCAGAGGTAATCCTGGACAACGGTGCAGCCGAGTTCGGCGTGCCCATGGACTTCGATACACTAATGAAAATCAACGATGGGCTGGGTGGGGCAACGGTGGTGGTGTGCCCTGACTATCCCAATGACATTAATAAGACTCTTGAAGCGGCTAATCGATACTTGCCCAAGTTCCCTGTTACGCAGCAGGTAATGGTGGTGCCGCAAGGAGCCACACGGGGCGAATGGATGCGCTGCGCGTTACACTTGTCTGAACTCGTTAGGCCTTGTGTTAGCGGCATTCACTACTTGGGCATTAGCAAGTTTACGTTCAAGTGGGGTGGACCTGACATTAGGTTGACACTGTGGCAAATGTTGCACAGCCTGGAGTTAACCCGACGGTTTCGTGTCCATTTGCTGGGCCTGCATGATCCAAGGGAACTGTGGGCAATGGCTCCGTGGATCCACGGCTGCGACACGTCGTTGCCCATTGCATTGGGTTTGCAAGGTTTCAGTCTGTCCGAGTACTCTCGTGTGGGCAAAGTTGAGATGGACTTTGCACCTCAGGACGTAACGGATGCCACCGATGAGTTAATTGTGAACAACGTAAACACGTTGTACAAGGAATATGCAGGAGGATACCATGACCTCATTGCATGACGATATATTGATGTTTACACAGACCGCAGGTGACATTGGCAAGTGGAGGCAGCCCAACGTAACCGACGCGCTTGGGTTTTTAGCTGAGGAAGTGGGTGAAGCATGGGCTGCATACCACCGTCTGCCCATTCCTGAGAATGCTGGATGGACACGGGCGCATCCCGGCAAGGTTGACGTTGAAGACTTGTTGGATGAATTGGCGGACGTGGTATTCATGGCCTACGTCACGGCTATAAGCGTGGACGAGTGTGTGGATTTGGCTACCCTGGTGCGCCATAAATGTGCTCGGAGAATGGGCTACTAGGATTCCAACTTGCTGAAGCATTTGTGCTAGGAGCAGCGCTAATATACATGCTGCTCCTAGCAGTTGCCATTTGGAGGACCGATGCAAAAATTACCCCTGGCAAACTGCGACCAGTGTCCATACAAGAATCAACCAATGGTGCCCTCAGAGCTGCGATCCAACTCACGCTATATTATTATTGGAGAGGGGCCGGGGAAAGACGAAGTACGCAAAGGTATGCCTTTCGTGGGCGCGTCCGCAGACATCTTGTGGCCTGTGCTGGCAAGGCGGGGAGTAACACGCGGCGACTGTTCAATTCTCAACGCTACGGCGTGCTTGCCCCTAGACCAAGACGAGGAACAATCGTTTGTTGGATCACGCGGAGAGTACGATGCAGCCACCAAGCGCGAGCAGGACAGAGCAGCGCGCGTAAAGGCTGACAAGGCAGCCGCTGCCCACTGCTGTTACCCACGTCTCCAAAACGAATTAGCACAGGCAGGCGGTGACCGCATTTTGTTGCTAGGACGAGTTGCCCAAGAGATTGTTGTGCCACAGTTGCGTGGGTCGATCAACACACAACTCAACAGGTGGATAAGGGATCGCACAGGGCACTGGTGCTTGTTTACATGGCATCCTGCATATATCTTACGTGCCCCCACAGACGCAATGACATACATGCAAGGGTTACACAAGTTTCTAGCCGACCCTGCGCCTGGGCCCAAACTCCCGCCTCCGCCTGATTATCGAGTGATAGATTCACCAGGGGCACTTGACGCCCTGTGCGAGATGTGGGAAACAATGAGCGACCTTGAGCTTTGCATTGACACAGAAACAGACCAAATCGACTGGCAGAATGATGACATCCTGTGCATGGGCATCTACGATGGTGGCCCCCTGTGCTACGTCGTCCCAAAGGTTGCTTTCGATGCGGTAAAGAGATGGAACTGGAAATGGTACAAAGCCCTTGTTAGGTTTTTTAACATCAACTGCCAATGGATATTGCAAAACTCAAAATACGACCAGCGATTCCTTGTAGGGCAGTATCATCTACCTGCCCGTTGTACGATCGATACAATGCTGTTGCACGGTGCATTGGATGAACGTAAAGGCACACATGACCTGAAAGGCCTGTGTGCTCAGGCGTTCGACGTTGAGGATTGGGAACTTGAGATGGAACAATGGATCGGTACATCCAAAGCCCACAATGCCCGCTACTCAATTATTCCTACTGACAATCTACATCAGTACGTGCGACAAGACGTGTACTACACATGGCACCTGCGTCGGCATCTGACGCGCCTTGCACAGGCCGAAGGCGTATACGAATGGCCCTTTCTCAACCTACTCATGCCCATCAACGACTTATTGTTGGAACCCGAAATAACGGGTGTGCAGTTGGACGTAAACAAGTTGCAAGACATGCGAGAGGACTACGAAGCAAGGTTGGAGGAGTGTGAAGCAGAAATTGCAGACTTTACTCATGACGCCATAAGCAACCCTGCGTCACACGTACAAGTGGCGCAGTTTCTATATGACGAGTTGGGTGTGAAGATGAAGAAGCACATGAACAAAAAGCCTCGCAGTACAGACGACGAGGTGATTGCCCAGTTGCTTGTAGAACAGGAAGAGGCAGGTACGACTGACTCTGATGTTTACAAGTTCTTGCTACTACAGCGCAAGTACCGACGTATTGCAAAAATGCTATCGTCGTACATTAACGGCCTGTGGAATTGCATGAACTCAATGGGTGAATACTTCAACGAGTTTCAACCGCTGGGCACTGAAACAGGACGCATTAGCAGTCGTGGTATTACAAAAGGGAAAAGTAAGGGCTCGTCGCTGTTAACCTTTCCACGCCCTAACGACCGTGACATTGGCGTTGAAGGTCAAAAAATTCGCAGTGTGGTAGTGCCTCGGCCCGGGCACGTGTTGGTCAACTGTGACTTTAGCCAAGCGGAGTTACGCATGGCTGCCCACGTAAGTGGTGACCAATTCTTGAAGAACGCTTACATCAACAAGAAAGACTTGCACAGCGAGGTTACTAAAGAGGTATTTGGTGAAAACTTCACAGACGAGCAGCGCCAGCGTATCAAAGTTGTTAACTTCCGATGGCTTAACGGCGGTGATGTTAAGGCCCAACTGTACGCTCGTGGAGAGACTATCAGCCAAGCAACGGCGAACGAACTGGCCCGACGGTACGATACCGCTATGGCTACGCTTGTTGCGTGGGGCAAAGAGCAAGAGAGAATTTTCCACACGCGCCATTACGTGCAGTCCATATTTGGGCGCAAACGACGTGCACCGGTTATCAATGCACGTAACGCTGAAGAGATTAGGAAAGCAGCCATTAACTTTCAAATTCAAGGTCCGTCGAGCGACGTGACCATGTTGGCAGCAGTCGAATTTGTAAAGCGACGAAAACCAGAATGGGAGTGCATTTTGCTAATGACGGTGCACGACTCTATTCTGGTTGAGTGCAAGGAAGAGTACAAAGACGAAGTTGGACAGGTGATGAAACAAGCCATGTTGGACACGGCGGCTAAATATGTCCCAACTGTACCGTACAAGGTAGATTTGAAAACCGGTTATGCGTGGGGAGATATGTAATATGAAACATCCTATTGCTTATACTTCAGCGCAGTTTGTGGATGAGTTCGTACACGGGGCTGTGTACTATGCAAACCGCGTGCGGAGGGGGACGTTCGTGCGTCTGTTCGTGTACACCCCTCGCCCCCTACAGTGGATGCTGGGAATGCAATGCGGCATTCCGCATACCCACTACTGGTGTGCTACTAGCGCCAAAGACATGGAGACAACTTGCATCAAGTTGCTTGCTATGGACCTGCCTACTGAGCAGCAACTTGAGCTAAAGCTCCTGCTAAGATATACTGCATTGAAGGGAGACGAGCGTACACAGGTAGCAGAACTCCTTGCTACCCTACAACAGTACAAGTCTAGGGAATTTGTATAGAGTGGGTAAGTAACCCCAAGATGAGAGTAATAATAGCCCCCATGATGGTAGTGCCTCCTACCACTAATATCTTGTTCAAACGGGCAACTTCGTGCTCAACGTTGCGCAGCCGCTCGCTAATGCAGGGGTCACCATTAGTGACAAAAAGCGCCTCGTAGATCTTTGCCACTTTGTCATCAGTAGTGAGTTCCATCATATCGCTCCGGTTGTGTTTCTCCACACTGTGTTAGTGCCTGACAAGTTCAAAAACAAATAACGAGTGGTGCCCCCGTCCCGGTACTGCACCACCAAGCGTCCACTACGATGGTACAAGTTTACCCCCCCGTTAGTACTGGTGGGCACTGTATTGTACAATTTCAGTCGCAGTGGCGCGTTGTCAATCTCAAATCCTCGCGGATGGGTCATCAGTTGCGCCAAGTGCCCATCGTTTGGCTTAATAACAATTAAGCCAACTGTGCATCCGAGCGACCACGGGTCTGCAGGGATGCTTCCCGCTGTGGGATTGTGATAGGCTTCTAACCAAACCCGCGCCCGCGCAGTAGCGCTTTCGTGATGGGCCCACACGTCACCAACGGTGCGTGTACCGCTATTGTAAGTTCGCCAGTACAATGCAGGAGCCAAAGTAGGATCAGAGTAAATGCTGGTTTGCATGAATATATTACCGTCTGACCGAATTTCTAGCCGACGGCTTGCAGCATAAAATGATCCGTCTGTGTCCAGCAAGACCGCTGCAGTCTGCCCAGCACGAAACCTAAGTTGCCCCGTTGCTTTTTCCCACTTTAGGTTAGCCTTGCCAGCGCTGTTGCTGCCAAATAGCAAGTCCCCAGCGTACATGGCCTCCCCATTGTATAGTTGATCTTTGTTAAACAACACGATATTGGTGGAATCAGGGGTGGACAAGTCCAACCCCAAGCGTAAATTCCCGTCTGGATCCCACTGGCCTATCAGCACGCCCTGTGCATTGTAGATTGTATAACCGTCGTTGACTGTGACAGCAAGAATCTTTGTGCCAAGACGGTTAAATACCAATTCCCCTAAATCAGAAATGGTAATAGCATCAGGGCCCACACGCACACGTGAGTCTCGTTCCAGTTTGTCAACTTTGGCTGCGAGTTCTTCGAGTTTCATCGTGCCTCACAGGGGGTAATTGTTTTTTAGGCAACAAGGCGTCTGCGCCCTGTGCACCGATGCGCGCACCCAGGCACAGGCCCAGATAGAACACTAATGCTCCAGCGAACAATGCTAAGATAGACTCCAACGCTTCCACCATGACCTCCAGCGGTAATAGAATGCTAGGGTTTCTTTGTCTTTTTCAGTAAGTTTGAAGTACACGGGTTTCCAATACCCGTATCCTTCATGGAACACTCCATTCTCGTCCGTATAGTCTACTTCCCCTACATGCTCCATGTCGCCAATCCAAACATAGTCAACTACGGCAGTCCCCACTGCCTCCGTAACTTGCCGTGCCCAGTTGGCTAGATCCTTGTCTACCCACTCCTTAAACTTGCGCCCGTAGTCTTGTAATTCACTAACGTAGTCAGGATAGTCTTGAAAGCCCGTAAATATAGGGCCCAACTTTGTAAACTTACGCACCTTGTTTTTACCAGGCCTATAGCCGGGTAACTGAGCAGCCCCTTTGTGACGTGTGCGTACTACCGCTGGGGGCTTTTTCAAACGGGCACGAAGGGCTTCAAGCGAGCCACGTTGGCCGTAAGGCAGCCACGTGGCATTGCGCTTGATGTTTGGACTGACTAGTTCAGGCACAGCCCGCTCAAGTGCCTGCTTGGGACTTTCCAATATGTCCACATCCAATACTACACGGTAGTCGAGGCCCATAGCAATATACATGGCCGCCCGTGTAGCGTCACGTCGATACTTGTCCCCCAATGAGTGCCAAAATGTACCATACACTTCAATGACTATATGATAGTCTGGGAGTATAAAGTCCGGTCTTGCACGCTCCTTGACTTTGGGGGTGAAGGGAAAATCTCCAATGTACGGCGTAAAGTACACTGCCACGCCTTTATCCATAATTTCTTGCAGCAACAACTTTTCAGGCAGTGTGCCCTCTACCGACGTTATGTAGGACCACAAATCCACAGGGGCGCGACTAACTTTATATTCCACCGTTATCCCAGGTGCACGGCGCTTTGACGCTGCCAGGTAACGTTCCCAGTAGCGTTTTTGCTGCAGATGGCGAGGGTGAAGTAGGTCCATTAAACCTCACGCAAGTTAAACGTAAACTCAGCGCCCGGTGTGGAATGATCAGTAGGCCCATAACTCAACCACGGCACACTAATACCTGGTGGGGCCACCGTCAGCACCATGCGCCGTGTGTGCCCCTGTGGAGGCGGATAGGGCAAGGCTGCCACAATGGGCTTTTGAGCAACCCATGTGCTAAACAATGTAGTGGTTACAGCAGCAGCCTCATGCACTACTTCGCCGTTCTCAAGTTCCATATTGTCAACCAGTACTGCCGTGCCCGTAACCTGCAACTTGTCAGATTCAGGCAACGTGTACTCTAACTCAATGGCTTTGAGAATTGGGCGAGCAAACTGCGTGCCTGCTTTTACAGTTGCGAGTATACTCAACGTGGTAAATGGCACAGGGGCAGGCAAGGCAAACTCCACAAACGTCTGGGTGCGGTCGGTTACTGTGCCAATCTCGGTGTACTCCGGATAGTTCGTGCGATAGGCTAGTTCAAAATAGTAAAACCTGAATGCGAAGTATCCAGGTATGCTGAAGTCCAACAAGTACCCAGTAATTGTAGTATACAATGCCCAGTCAGGAGGCACGTTGAGCGACAACGTGGTCTTGTAAAATTCATACCCAGCCTTCAAGCCCAAGTATGTAGTTTCATTGGCTGCTATGGCTCCAAAAGCAGTCATAGCAGTCCCATTCCAATATGCTATAACACCACTGTACCAATTGTCAGTGACTCCTACAGGCCTAGACCAATACACTGTAAGAGAATTAAATGGATACAGTGAACCAAAACGCAACATGCTGCCTGTACAGGTTATGAAATCTTGCAACGCAGGCCCCAGGTTGGCAGCCCGCAAATCAACACTGTTTGCCAATCCATAATGCAGTGAGGGCTGCGGTAGAGGAGCCCCATGCACCCTATAGTATACAGTAATTCTATCCAGCACATCTCCTAACTTGTAATGCACCTTAGCGCGGATTAGGTGCTTTGTCACCCCTAACAAACCACAGGTGATATTAGGCCACGTCAACACTGCTGGGCGATCACTAATCTGCATGTCGTGAAAGTCTTCATCAAATCGCCGATAACCTGTGTAGGCCATAAAACTAGACATGCGGGATGAGGCGCTGAAGTTAGCAGGGGCTAGCATTACTGCACTGCCGCGGGGCTGAATGTAACTTTGGGCAATAGACCACAACTGGCGCCCTGTGTTGCCTGACTTATATGGTGATGCAGCGTTGGTGGCTTGGCTTAGCACAATTTCCATTGTGCCTGTGTCTGGGTTAAATGCCCAGACATTCATTTGAATACCAAACTTTTCATAGCCTACAATTAACAACCGGCCCATGCCGCCTACACCACCGAAGATGCTACCACCATACCACGGAATCTCTTCAATACTGCCCCCTGCTGTATAGCGCAGAAGGCGCTGGCCAATGTTGTAGTACAAACAGCCTTTGTAGGCGCGCATCAACGCAAAGTTGCCACTCCAACTTTCTGTTGAATAGTCCTCAATCTGGTACACCCGTCCAGCATCGTACACCCACAGGCCGTCATCTTTGCCAAAGAACTTACGCCCTGTGAATGACTCAGTGTTGCGGATGACCGTAGACGCCTCTCCTACGTCCTGCCAGTCACTCCAACGCTTCTGCGTAGCCTCCCAATAAGCAATCTTGTTGCCTGCGGTTTTCCACAAACGGCGGTCATAGTTGTAAATCCTGTCTACTTGGGTAAACTCGAACGCCCATGTAGTGGTGTGTGAGAACACAGGCAAGTAGGGCCGGGCTGCAGGATTTGTACCTGTATTGCCATATGCAGCAATGATGGCGCCTGCACGAGCAAAGAACGCTACGTTGCTGTGCATAATTACATCTTGCACCTGCAACAGGCCCACCCCATTCTGAGTTGTATGGGCATGTACCCAAGCGTCTTGCGTAAACACAAACAGCCCACGGTCCTGCACAGTAACGTGCGGTGCAAGAGACATCGTAAAAAATTTGATATTGATGCCCTGGGAAAACCTAGCGTTTGTGCCCACTGCTTGGGACATATACATGGGCACCAAAGAGGGCATTACCCCTTCGCCCACGCGAATGACTCCATCCCGCATGTCAGCCACATGCTCTACGAGCGTTGTAGCATCCGAATCTGCAGGCCCTAGACCTTTAGCTACAGTTAGTTGCAACGACCGCAGCCAAGAGTAATCTGCGGCCGACAAGTTTCCTGCAGTCAACTGAGGCAAGAACTTGGGAGCAGTATCAACACGATACGAACCAGGGCGCACAACAAGCCCAACAGCCGAATTAGCTACTGGGTAAATCACAACGTCATGGGTTACACCAACTCGAGGAATAGTCATCGTCGCAGCCTCCGTGCTTTATGCTGCCCGGGCTTGGGCACACGGCGCGTGCGCTTGAACGTGCGCTCTGCCTTATCTTCATAGTTGCGTGCAAGCATCGCCAACTGCGCGGGCGGCATAGCCTGTTCAGACGCAATAGCAGTATACTTGTCATAGAATGCTCTGTCTGCCACCAATGCATCATAGAACTGCGCCTGTGCATGTCGCACCCAAACGGGGATTGCTGCATTGGGGGCAGGCAGCACCAACGACACTATCGTGCCCGTTGAGAACGCCATGGGCTCACCTTCAACTCCACGCAACAAACCGGTAAAGGTGCGCGTGGTGACGTTGCGGGCGCCATAAGCCACAACCTCGCGCTGCTCACCCGACGCATTATACAACTCTACAAAGCCCGTAGGAGGCCAAGTGGATAACGAATCTCCTGCTCCTACTTGCAATGTAGTGTCTGTAGAGGACACTGTTCCAACTACCGTAAGGTCAGTAAGCGGAACTCGCATGTCAACCGACGACATTTCATAACCTACTTCCAACGCCGTGGGCACAGTGTCAACAGTCCACGATGTGATATTAAGCAGGTTGGTAGCAGGAGTGGGATAATGCTCCCACCCCACCACACTATCGTCGGTGGCCCCTGCAGGCTTAACGTAGCGCACGCGCGTGGCGCCTTTTGGCAGGGCAATTGCACAGGGTGGAGTAGAGGCCGGAACGGAGAAATCAATCCCCTGCACTGCGTAGTCATAGATGGCCAACGCATCGGCAACCAACGCCCGGGCGCGGGTTTGAATCGACACCAACGCATGCCACTGTGACACGCTAGTGGGATTCATTCTTATTTCGGTCACTTCGTCTATAAGTTCACGAACAGAGCGCATGTAATGTGGCCTCCTAGTAAGGAATACCGGCGGCTTCAACGTCACGGATTAAGGAATCACGAAACTCCCCAATCTGCTGAGAAGTTAATGCCGAGGTGCTAACTACCACGTTGGACTTGTCCCGCGGGCCTTTGTACCAAAACTCTTCGGGCAATTCTTCTTCCCACTTCAAATCAAACTTAACTCCCATGTAATCCTCGGTACGTGTTATGGGAGTGCCCGGAAAAGGAATAAGAGCGTTAACGTCGACTCGGTCTGGGCGATGCTCAAGGATCCATTCACGTGTGCGCTGCATTGACTCCATATCCTCGCCGGGTAACCCAAGGATGAAGCTAGCCTTAAACTTGATTCCCAGCGTCTTGCACCAACCAAGCACCGCAGTGTCTTGCTCAATAGTCGTGCCCTTGTGGATGTTCTTTTTAATACGATTGTCTGCGCTTTCCACTCCCGCGAGTACTTCAACAAGCCCAGCATTGGACATCTCCTTCAAGTAGTCAAACCCTCCCTGCGCCATAATAACGTCTGTGCGCAGGAAGCATCGCCATATTACCCCGTACCGCTTGAGCACGTTCATAATCGCCAACGTCCGGGGCTTGTTAAGTGGCAAAATATCATCGTAGAACATAAGTCCTGTGTGACCACGTTCAACGGCTTCCTTGACTTGACGCTCTACAAGTGCTACAGGTTCGTATCTAACAAACCTGTCCCAAATAACGCCGTTGCGTCCTGACTCGCAAAATGCACACGCCATCGGACAACCCCGTGACGTAAACAAGGTGGTGGTGCGATGCACACGCCCATCACGTCCTTGCAAAGTAGCGTGATACTTTGTATCCCAGCGGCGCACAGGGGGTAGCACCCAGCTCAGCTCCCCAGCTGTAATAGCAGGTGCAATGTGCCCCCCGTGCGCTTGCTGTGCTAACGTAATGATTTGACGGACGGTGCTGGGGTGATCAGACTCGCCCGTGACAGTGAGATTGAACCCCAGCACCGTACATTCGTCAGGGCGTGCCCACGGCGCGGCTCCGCCGAAGACGCTGCGTGAACGCGACCACTGACTGGTAAGAGCGGCAAGCCGCCTTACTTCGCTCATTTGAGGGGAGGTAGCGGAAATCCACACCTGGTCGTAATCCCCGTCAGAAGGAAACTCATCGACAGTGAGGTCACGGAAATCACACTGGTGTCCCTGGGCTTCTAACTGGGCAGCAAGATACCACAGGCCCAGCGGCGGATAGACCATAGGATCGATTAAAAATGTGGACTTGGGAAAGACCAGGCAGATATTCATTACTTGCTACTCCCACCGCCGCTCATCGGGCCATTCTTCTTGCCCGTGGTGTGGCGGCCTGTGCCCTTGTGCGACGGACTAACCTTGCCTTTTCCTTGACTCTTGGAATTGGCATCGTTGCCCTTCTTCTTGCTTTCAGCCATGTTACTTAGCTCCTTTCCGGCGGCGTTTGTGCGCAGCGTTAGTAATCCTAGCCGCTGACGACTTCGAGTACCCCTTCTTGCGTAGGCGATGATACTGCTTCCAATTCTTCACTTGCTTTCCGGGCATATGTCTCCTCCACGCGCTTTAGCGCAATCAGCCAATTGTACCACTGATGGCCTTCGTGAACTGCTTCAGGGGCCTTGAGAAACTCCACCACATAGAAGCCTTCAACTTCACACACAGTGCGTACAATGGCTACAACACTATCGTCGGTGAACTGATTTATGTGCCATAAATGGGGCACATCCCCTCCACTTTCATAGGCAGGATCGAGCAGCACTTGATGGTGCAAAGCATTCACACCTGCAACGCGCATTGACTCTTCGTTGGCTCGTCTCGTGCCTTCATCTATCCATTGACCAAAACCGGGCAGGCGCCATTCTTCAAAAATAGTCATGACCAGCATATGCTTGGCCACTTTGGCTGCCTGCAACGTTGCCTGCAGGGGATTAACCAAATGCTCATGAATGTCGCCCATGATGACACAGTCAAATGACTTGGCATCAAAGTACTCAGTTAATACATGAGCATCTCCTTGAGTAAACCGTGCGTGCTTGTGACCCCAATTGTCATAGTCAAAATGATGAGCGTGTTCTCCAAATTTCAATGGGTCATCACAACTGCCTACATTAAGCACAGACGGTGCGTACCGGGCAAAGTACTTCCACTGAAATGTGCAGCGGGGAGATGCAGGATTAGGATTGGGGCCTACAGACATGATTCTACTCCTTCAATTTGACGGGCAGCCACAGCGGCCCATTGATGATAAGTCATTTCACACAGGGCCTGCGGCGCTTTCGCCCGCGTGTGCATGACGGTCAAAATGGTGTCTGTCCACGTATCATCATGCACAGGCAGAGGCAATATGGTAACATTGGGCTGGCCTGCCCACAGTTCACCAAATGCATCTGCATTACTGGTAATGACACCACATCCTGCAGTAATCCCTTCAAGCACCGACATGCTAAACCCTTCAGTAGGTGCTACAGGGTCACATGGATACACCATGAGACCCGCTCGTAGCTGGGCCTGTGCCAATTCACTTTGACCTACTCCGCCATGAAACGTTACCCCCTCAGGCGGGTCTTCAAACGCAGGCCGAATCAGCGCTGCGCGTTCCCCTGTAACGTTGTACAAGCCCTTAGTCCGCATCTCCTCGTCAATCCCTAACCAGCGCGCAATTTCGTAGTACACGTGCAGTGTAGCACGGGGCTCACGAGACTTGATTTCAGGCCACATGCGCAACAGGTGATGCAGTCCACGGTCAGGTGACGATGAGTAGATAATGCTGTACGGGTCACGGCGGACAGTTGAAACATGAGTCACATACCTCTGCAAATCCACGCCATTGGTGCAACATATGGCTTGCTTGCGAGAAGCAATCTCAGGCCACAGGGCATTGAAACGCCGAGCGTGCCATTCTGATGGATGCCAGTATTGGTCAATTACGTGACTGAATACGCCTACTGCAGCATCGTTCAACTGAAATGCCAGGACGTGTACCTTTGCATGGTCTCCGTACACAAAAGCATATGGAAAGTCCCATGCAATGATAGCATCCCACGTAACCACCGTAGCGAACGTGGGATACAACGTTGCAGGCACAAAGTTTATATCATACGCTTTGTGTGGTACACAAGTACAAAACATCCACACATCATGGCCTTTGCGTGCCCATTCACGTGCAGAATATAGCATGGCAGTTTCACCGCCGCCTATCTGCGCTGTGCCTGTGCCCCAGAGATTTTCGGGCTCAAGTGTTCCCCAATACGAATAACTAGATACAAAGGCTACGCGCATGGGACACCTCGCATTGCACAGAACGTCTCAACCCAACCAGCAGCCACATTGTCCCACTCGTGGGCCTCAGCAAACTGCAATCCCCGCTTGCTGAGCTTCTCCCAACGTGTGGGATTACGCAACTGGGAGAAGGCATTGAGAAAGTCGTTTCCAACAATGCCTCCTTGCACAGTCTCGCTGAGCGCCCCTGCATCAGAACAAATAACAGGCACGCCGCACGCTTGGGCTTCGAGCGCGGCCATGCAAAAAGTTTCAGGCCAAAAGGTGGGATAGAACATAGCAAACGCATCACGGATGGCATCTGCTAGTGCTGCCCGTGCCAAAGGCTCGTGCAGTATCACACCTTCCATAAAATCAGGAGCAGGCAGATATGGTTGTTCGACTGCTGGTGACCACCCGTACACTGCGCTGCGCCCATACACGTGCAACTTTAGATCCGGCCACCGCTTGCGCAAGTCTTGAAAAATTCGTGCAGCCACAGCTAGGCCGCGGTCTGGGTTTGAAAGCCACACCAACTTGGTTGGGTCAGTGGGCCCTGTGCTGGGATGAAACAAACTGGTGTCTACCCCGTCTGACGTAACCCACGTGTACTCTGTGGGCAAATGCCACGCCTTTGCTTGAAACTCACTGACCGTAAACACAGCGTTAACCGTGATGTGGTCAGGAAGTTCATGAGGCATATCATGCAGCCACAGTACCTTAAACAGGTTCTTGGGCAAGTAGTCCAAGATTTGCAGCCAGCGCGATACCACAACTACGTCAACGTCGTTACGAAGGTGGGGCAACTGATCTCCATATTGGGTGTACAACACTCCATCGAATACCCCACTGGGCCCGTGTGTGTACACAGTTACAATATGACCTAGGCGGGACAGTGAGCGCGCCATGTAAGCAACTGCGGCCTCTGAACCCCCTAAAGGTTCATTGTAGATTGTGGCCCCATTCCACGGTTTTCCACTGGGCACAGGCAGAAATACAATACGCATGCTAAGTCCTTTCGGCGGAAGGTGGGTAGCTGATGTACCCACGAACTTTGGCTTCCTGGTAGTATTGCTCCGTGATGCCCACCTCAGCCATATGGATACATTTGACTCTGGTGTCACACAGGATGCGGTAACCTGCACCCCGGGCACGTTCACAAAAATAGAAATCTTCCCCCCGATAATCTAAATACTCAAACCACGGGCTCAGTTGCAATCCGTAGGTCATGTAGGTTGCTTGCACAGGGGGAACACCAGCGGCGATAGCATCGGCAACAACGCGATCTTGGTCATTTTTCAGTTTTTCAAGAAACTCAAATACCTCTATGTGAACCAACATACATCCTGCTCCAACAGCATCAACTTCAACAAGTGTATCAATGGGATAGTCAAACAACGGCCAGTATTTACCTTCGTTCTCTGGACGTTGACTGCGAGTATACAACTGAGGAGTATGCGGCGGTTGGCGGGTAAAGTACAATCCTGCAACAATGGGCGCGGTGGTATGCTCGTATAACTGCCAGGCGTTTGGCGGCAGCACAATGTCGTCATCAACGAAGTGAATCAGGTCAACGCCGGAATCAATAGCGGCTTTGACAAATTGGTTGCGGGCATGGGCTACACCTGCAGCCTCCAGTTCCATGTAAACAAACTCGTAACCCTGCGGGGTCAACTTGTCTTGCAACGTAAACAACGCCCGATACAGCAGGGGATTAACGTGCCCTTTATGCGGAATGGCTACGGCGACTTTGCTCATAGTATGCCTCAAACACGTCACTAGTAATCTCAGACGTACCCAGATGCACGCATTGAATAGTAGTGTCAACCATCACTGGTACGCCGATGTCACGCAAACGTTCGCAAAAGTAAAAGTCTTCACCTTGCATAGTAAAGAATTCGTACCACGGACTCAGAGGCACGTCGCCCGCGTATCGCACAGGGAGCGCCGCCAGGCGCTTGTAGACATCGCCTGCTACCAACGAACATCCGGCACCAACTACATCAGCCTGCACCAAACCGTGGGGATACTCTACAATGGGCGCATAACCGCCTTGCTCGGGTACTCGATGATACATTTGAGGCTGATAGGGCGCTTGGCGGGAAAAATACAACCCACTGACAAATGGCAAATTGTGTGCCAACATGCGAACTAAACAATCTGTAGGGGGAATAACATCATCATCTACCCAAAAGAGGTAATCAGGGTTTAACTTAATGGCAGCATCAGCAAGTTTGTGCCGCGCTAAAGATACCACGTGGCATTCAATCTCAACATAGGTCACGTGCACGGACGGTACCGTTTGTTGAATTGTAAGCAAGTTTTGCGTAAACCGCATAGTAACACGGTCACCGTGCGGTATACAAAATGCTATGTGCATGGCGGAGCTCCAGGGGGAGGGGGATCCCGGGAGGAAGATCCCCCTCCACTACTAGCCTAGCGAACCACAAGGATTCGCACAGGCACGTTGGCGGACGCTGCAGCGGGACCAGATGCAGTCACAACCATATAGTACACTGCACTGGTATTGAACGACGTGACGAACGCACTGGCACCACCACCCACAATTGCACTGCCCGCGGGCTGAACCAGCGCAATGCTGGGCTCAGTGCGCAGGCTGTGCAACGCGGTTTGCATGGCCACGCCCGAGGCGGTGGTAGTGATCACGTGGCTGCCAACGCCAGCCAACCCGATTTCAAACTCGTCGCCAAGACCCGGCAAATAGTCCTGTGCGAGTTTCTTCGGACGCAGGGGAGTCAAAGCAGGCATGCTTCACCTCTTAGCTCGTGGCTAGATTGTAAATCCAGCCGTGATTGATCGACGGCTTATGCACTTCCTGGGTATACTCGCCCAGCACCTCAAACCAAGACCCGTCCAATGAAGACGGCAGTTCGCGGGACGACCACTGACGATTGACCAGTGGGCCGATGCCCAACTCTTCCATGGTCGTGAAGACTGCATCAGAAGCGTCGAGCCAACGATGAAGCATGATCTCGACGTTGCCGAAGTCGGATTCATAGGTGGTAACAAACGCACCAGCAGTGCGCTCACTGCGCTCTGTGCGGATGCGCGGTGTTGCCCAGGTGTTGATGACACGCTTGTTATAGGAGCCCACCAGCACGGTGTCCACCTGACCACCGGCTGTCCAGATGCTCTCCAGCATGTCAACAAACATGTCCTCAGTCAACGCCGCACCAGCAGCATTGTGCACAGTGGACCACCCGCCGGCCACACCCGGTGAGTAGATAAAGTCCCACATACCGCCCATGGTATAACGCACAGGCGGGCCGTTGTCGATGCTGCGAACCCCATAAAGCAGGGCCTGTTCACAGTCGATGGCCAGAGACCGCATGACCTTCTCTTCTTGGTAGGCGCGCTCGGACACATAGCCATAGCGGTCGATGACCTCCATGGTGCCCGTCACTACCACCCAATCTTTGAAGATTTGCGGATAGTTATACTTCTCGACCATCACCGTCTTGGACGAGTCTGAACGAGCCGATCCACCTTGCTGTGCGGCATGTGCAACGCGCTTCCACGCAGTGCCTGATGCCACTGTGCTGTCCGTACCGCCCACCAACGTAACGCCAATAGTATCACTGTCAGGCGCGCCGCTGACAACACGAAACACCCCACCGCTCACGCGAATGAGATCGTCCGGGACCAAGTACTTGCCTTGATCTGTGGTCAGAGTAAACGTGCCACTGCCCGACGTGTGCTGGGCTGCCAGTGTGCCACTGCGTCCCTTGAGTTCGTCTTCCATCCAGGAATGCCGGATCTGCGTAGCCGGGGCATGCAAACTGTCGCGGCCAACGCGATCCAGCAACGGAACTTCATACGGGCTCAGGAAGTCAATGACCTCTGAGATGTCCAGCTTGGCATTGGTGGTATCAGTTGCGGTGTTGATGGGCCCGCGGCGAATTGTTGCAGGCATGGTAACACGCTCCTTTTACCTTATTCTCGTGCAGTAAGAGGGATAGCCTTCGTGGGGTCACGGTAGATGGCTTGTAGCAGCCGCCGCCGGCCCTTTGCAGTGCGTCCCAGGTCTTTTGCACGGTCGTAGTCAGTAGGCCCTGGCTGTCCCCCAGACACTGCTGCTTCAGTCGAAGTCGGCCCCTGTTGCAGGGGGCTTCGTGCAGACGACTGGGCACCCAGTTCGGTTTCGTCCCGCTCGTTTACTTGCTGGGCAAGTCTTTCGAGGGTATTCCGCTGAGTGCTCACATCCTGCATGAGCTGGTCATAGCGTTTAGTCAAAGCCAAATTTTCAGCCTTCAGCCTGACCTCTGTCGGGCTTTGAAAGTCAAACCCCTCCAGGTCTTTAGGCTGAAGACCAAACTCTGCAGCCACGCGGAAGATGGTATTCTCACGAGCCTGCTGATCCGCGAACTCAGCAAGTTCTTTGTTCACATCGTCGGCTTTGGCGTCTTTGAGCGCTTTGCGCCGCGCCTCTGCCTCTTTGATCTTCGCGTCATTGAGCTGCGCTTGGGTCTTGCGTAACTCCGCCTCGGTCGTTTGCAACTGGGCCAAGGCGTCTTCAACAGTTGTCGGCGGCATGTTATCTAAATCCTTTCTTTGAATTTACTGAAAATGGCAACGGTGGCGGAGGGGGAGGCGGAGGAGCAGGAGGAGTGTCCCCTCCGCCTCCTGTAGACGGCGCCCCGACACCGCCGCTGTCCTCTTTGGGGCGATAAGAACCATACGGGGGATTGTAATACATATACTTCCCCCACAATGCCCCGTACAGTTTCAACAACATATCCATAGAATCATAATCAGACGCTGCCTGTGCTTCGTTCCACAACGCCCTACTCTCACGCACAATGCGTTCCTCTTCTGTGCGGGAAGGCACAGGCAGGCCACGCTCTCGTGTCCAATAATCAACAGTATCAGGCCGCGGAGGTGCAGGGTTGTTTTGCAACCATACACGTGCCTCTCGCAACGCCCGCGCTGCCACTTCATCAGGCACAGCAGTCATCCAGTCGGCGCGCTTGTAACTCTGCAACTGCATAACAACTTTGTAAAATTCTTGTCCACGCAACGCCCTGTGCCATTCGGTGTTACCGGGCGGAAGTTCGTTGTAATAGAACTCCCAGAACAAACTGGCAGATGACCGTTGGGCTTCAACAGGATTGCCCTTCTCATCTCTCTTGCCAAACCATTCTTGCATCTCAGGCGTCCACGCGCCCGCTTTGCCTTGGGCTTTGGCCTCTGACCACGCTGCCATGTCCTCTTGGGCTTTCTTCCATGACGGTGCCATCTCGGCCAACTTGGTAGCCACAACACTGGGATCCTCCATGCCAAACCAACGCACGTAGTCGTCATGGTGATAGTAGTACGTAAAGTAAGGATTGGCCCACTTAACGTCATTCTTCTGCCGCCACCATTGTTGTAATTTGGCATATTGATCTTTGTTGGCCTCTACCCACGCTTCCCGCTGTGGTTCGTCTACGCTAAAGTACTCAATCTCCAACTTGCGCATGTCGGGCCGTGCAGTAATCACGTGCTGATATGCCGCACGCTGGGTGGTTGCTTGTTTCCACCAATCAGGATGTTTAGCAGCATCTGCCATGCGTTCAATGTTTACAAATTCATCATAGTGGACTTTGAGATGTGCCAATGCTGCAGCATATTGGTCTTGAGTAAAGTTAAACACATTCCGTGCGCCGCGGTCAAGCACAGGGCCCAAGATGGGATCGTCATAGGCCTCGTCAACTATAACCGCTTTGTTCAGTTCTTCCCAGAACGATTGACGAGGAGTAGGTTCCAACAACCACTTAGGATCAGCCCGCAAGTCAGCCAACATATCAACAATGTCTTTTTCACCCGCTGTGCCCAGCCACTCACTAACGGTCATGTGCTGTGGAATGTCATACCGCATCCTAAATCGCTCACGCTCAGCCAACGTTAGGGCGTAATACTCCGCTCTAAGTTTCTGCAAATCAGTACGCGGCGTGCCTGCGCCTGGCATGGTAGGCAAACCCTCTAACTCACGACGCACCTCTGCCACAGGGCGACCCAACCGCCGCGCTACCTCGTCAGCATATGTTACAGCATCTCGCGGAGGAGCCAACCGGCGGGCTACTTCAAATGGCTCAGCGTTCAAGCGCTTCTTAAATTCACCACCTGCGTAAGCCCGTTCCCATGCCTTATTGATGCTGCGTTGCTGTAGCATCCATGCCTGTTCTGCAGGCGTTTTGAACCGCGTGCGCCACAAGTCATACTGGTCAGCAGTAATAGGATAACCCATGCGCGCACTGGTTTGAGCAATCGAATTGTTAAACTGATCCAATGCTGCATTGTACGCATCCCAGTCTATCTCACCTACCACACCTTTTGAAGTATCGGTGATGACAAACTGCTCCACTTTTGGTTCCATATCCTTTAAGCGGTTCAATATATCAGTCGGTGAGCGATCATGAGAATAAGTCTTAGGTACCCACCCTTGATCTCTAAATTCCTTTTCAAGTTGATCCATAGCCTCAGTGCGCGCGCGGTAAACCTCAGACCGACGTGGATCCCATGGCATGAGCAACTTCAAGACCTTGTTGTACTCATCCATTAACTGTGTGCGGCGCTGATCATACTTGCGCTGTAGAGGATCGTCCATGGTAGCCCAATAGGCATTCAACCATGGATGAGACTCAACATAGCGCGCGCGTGCAAGTGGATCAGTCAACTGCTGAAACTCACGCAAATCAGCACGAATCTTTTGTTCTCCTACAGAAGCATAGCCCAACCTAAAAGGCTCAAGAGCGCGTATACCACTGGCAATATCTCGCACGCGGTTAACCTCAGCCTCTGCCTGCTTCCACATCGGATGGGTGGGGTTGTCACGTGCAGAGAGGGCTTGTTGTTCAGTAATTGTACCTTCTGCTAACATCTCTGCTAGCCGCCGGTTTATACGATAAACCTGCATTTGGTCAACTTGTCCCTCGTTGGCTTGCGCGCGCATGGCACGGTCAAGCGCTGTGCCCAGCGGAGGATAACGTGTAATGGCCCCAAGCGGAGGACTGGCCTGTTCTCCAGGATACAACCCTAACTTATCGCCAACTGCACGCCACCAGGGCCACGGGGTCAAGCCCACTGATTCAGTAACGTTCAGCACATCTTTTGCTGCACGCTGCCAACCTGTCAACTGTTGTTCTTCATCAGTAGTCAATGGTTCATTGAACTGCCCGTAGATGCTGAGGAGTTGCATGGGATCCCATGCCCAATAACCGTAGGGCAAAACTCCTAACTCTGCAAGGGCATTAAGCACTGGCATGGGCATCATGTCGCTAAATCGCGACGTGAGGCCCTGTTGGTCCCGCAGCCGCTCGGTCATGACACGAGTACGTAAAGACGCTGCTAACAACGCAGGACGTTTAGCAAAAAGTTCTGCCCACAACTTTGGATTGCGCAGTTGCCATTTGGTGAATGGAAATACATAACCCAGCACTTCCATTGCTCGTGAATTCTGCCAGTAGTTGAACAAAGTCTTTTCTACAATCACTGCTCCATAGGCAGCACTGCGTTCTGCCCCTGCCAACCATGTTTGCAATATGCGTTGCACAACTTTAGGATCCACCGTAACTGTCGCGCCCGCTGTCGCGCCCGCGCCCGCACTCGGCACAAACTTGCTAGGCACAGGCACAGCGGCAGCAGTCATTTTAGACTTGACGCTCTTGTGCCACCCATCCAACGCTTCCAACACTCGCGCCAGTTGACCATTGCTGGCATCAATGGTTTCCTTCAGACCCTGCTCACTCATCTCCCATTCCATCATTGAGCGTATACGTTCCAGCGCCAACTGCTGGGCTTCACGTACCAACTCGTGCGCCCGTGCAATGTCGTCTGCTGTACGGGGCCATCTGTCCGTTGCAGCCCAATTGATGAAAAATCCTCGTGCCTGAGCAGCCTTTATCTCCTCAGGAGTGGAATCTCCCAATGGATTGCCCCACCTAAACTCCTTAGGAAACTCGGGCTGCACAGGGGGAACAGCACCGCTTAGTTCCTTGTACAAATCGCCCAACGTGGGAGCCTCGCTGACTTTGCTGCCACTTAAGTACACATCCAAGCGGATGGGCTGACTGGCATCAACACCAGCATCCAATAACCACTTGACTGCATCCAGCGGACGATCAGTTTCGTTAGCCAAATGAATATGTAATCCATCAGGCATTACAGTCAAAAGAGTATCATTTATGGTAGATGCTGCAGTGGCCGGGTGAGAACCTGAGTCACTAAAGATCCACTCACCATTCTCAAACCGCCCCTTCCAACCCAAGCGAATGCCGTGTACGGCATCAGGCCGTGCCATTAGGTCAAGATTTTTACTAATCTCCTCCTCAGTCCACAGCGAGGTCAACACATCTTTAAGCGATGTGCGACCCCAGCGCTGGCCATTTTTGACTAATTGCACCGTAGTACGTGATAGCGGATCAGCCAATCCTGCCAACGAGCCCATGAATGGGCCAGTAGGATACATTACAAGCACACGACTGTGGGGAGACAGTCCTGCATCTATTACATCCTGTGCCCACTGTTTCAATTCTTTAGGAGCAGGAGCGTTGGTAGCAATGACCACTTGTCCACCTGGAACAATTGAAGCGTTAACCCCATCAAAGACAAATGGATAATCTTTGCCTTCATACACTGCGTCTGCCCAGCCTGCTAACAAATTGCCACGAGGCACATCTGGGTTTAACCGCCCTTCCAACCGTTCCGTCATGGCGTGCATCAGGCGCTGAATTTCACGATCGGCTTCAAGACGACTAAGTTGTCCTGCCTTTACACGCCACTCTAACTCAAACTTGCGGTCTTCAAACGTAAAGTGGTCATTAAGAAAATCTCTCAATACCACTGCATACTGATTTAACGTTTCAATCTGCTTGGGATTGTCTGCTGCTTCAATCCCTGCTTCAATAACGCGGGCGGCAGTAGCGTCTATGTCGTCGTGAATCTGCATAATAGCAGTTCGCAAAGCAGCCGTGTCCCCTGTCAACAGCGCCTGTGCATAGGCGTTGCGGGCTTGATCCACCGCCTGTTTGTACATGGGAGTTAACGGAAACGCCACACGGTTGTTGGTAATGCGGTCATGCACACGTTGGGGATCAGCCCACCACTTAGTCCATGCCGCTTTGCGTCGAGCATTCAATGCTACTGCTTCAGCGCCCAGGTCTCCTTCAAACTCAGCAACTTGTGCAATTAGCCCAGGCTCAAATTCAATGCCTGCTACGTCCAAGGGAGTGACAGCCTGCAACGCTTTATTGTGAGCAGCAGCAGCCTTTGTAGCCTGCGCTACGGCATTATCAAACAACTCCGCTACATCGTCCACCGTAGCACCCCGCGCTTCCATAATATCAAGCGCGCCAGCTACCCCTTTCATGAACTCGTCTGCATCTCCTGCAAGATCTGCCCAGTTATACGCCGCCCATCGAGTTGGCTTAATCACAGGCGCAACGTCAATAATATCATCAGTTACTGCGGCAGCTCCTGCAGCAACATTGGCAGGGGGCTTGAAGTTAGCCCAGCGCTCTGCCCAGCGCCAAATCTCACGAAAGGTCATGCCCGTAGTTGCAAGTTCATTCAGTGCATCTTGTGGCAACGTGCCTGCTGTAACTGCACGCTTTGCAATGCCCATTACGTCAGGCACAATACGGGTCATAAAGTCTTTTTGCGCGGCCTGCACAAACAAACTTGACCGTGCAGTTTTTTCAATAACCGAACTCTTATCCAAAATTGTGCCTACAACATTTGACCATGACAACTTGCTTAGCACTTTGTCAACTTTTGTCACTGCTGTAGGCAATTCTTCCACAAATGCTGTAGCACCGCGAAACTTGGTGCCCAGTAACAAATTAGTTACACGCGCAGCCGCATCGATTGATGCAATGGGCTGCCCAATGGGCCACGGCAACTTAGTAGTTGCGCCTTGACCTAAGGTATATCCGATAGCGTCCTCTGCCCAGGAAGAATTAACACCGGCGTTTACGCGGGTGCCAAAGAAGTCCCTCATTATTTCCTCTGCCTTATCCCAGTTGGTCATGCCTAAGGCAGTAGGAGAATATCCCATCAATGTTATCTTAGTGCTATTGTCCACCGTATTGCCTGCTGCATAGGCAGGGGTGGCCAAATAGTTTTCACGTAACAACTGTGTAACATAGGCCATGAAACGAGTCAGCACACCCTTGGTGCTGCTAACATCAACCCCGTATTGCACAGCGCGCATGTTAGACATCAGTTGAGACACCATGAACTCTTGCAGCGCTATGTCACCGTCTGCAATTTTATCAACAATTGCAGGATCCTTCCACATGCCTCCACGTGGCCCCCACATCTTTGCTGCATGTTCAAAGTCTTTAATGCCTGCATCTCGCCAAAGCCCAGCAACTTCAGTCATATATGCACGGGCATTGGGACCAAGCAGTTTTAGGACCTCTTCGTCACCACTAAGAGCACGACTAAACAACCCAACCACATCAATACCAGTGCCTTTTCGGGCCAATCCTAACGTCTGCGCCCGCACTACTAACGTGCCAATGATGTCGTTTGTTTGTCTAACGTGGGCTTGCCACTTGGTCAACTTCGATGATTCAGTAAAGAAGTCCTTTACAGCTCCAAGTGACTTCAAAATCCCGATGCGCCCTGCCTTAACGCTGACATTGACGCCTGCAGCAATACCTTCACCAATCTTGGCATGCACCGGAAATATACGCGCTTGCCACGTTGCAGGCACCAACCATAAAGGATCAAGCGCAGTGCGTAAAATCAACTCCGTGCCTACGTCTTGGTGCTTGGTTAGCACCTCATCCCATTCCATGCCTGCATCAACGTCGTTAAAGAACTGCCGCACACTCTCCAACGGTTTACCCAACAGCGTGTAACCCATCTCGCTGTACATGTTAAACACGTCTTTCCAGTCGCGCATGGCCAGTTCGTCGTTGATATACTTGCGGCGTTCCTCGAACTCCTGAACTCGTGCTTGGTCTGCTTGTTGGTAAATAGGATCTATGAGCGTACCTAAGCCCGGGCCGCTGAGTCCACCACCCATAGCAATACGCGGCATGTTGGCTTCCAACGTAGCCTTAAGATCAGAATCCATGTACTCAATGCCGGTAGAAACAACGGATTCTACTGCACGACCCGCATAGTCGCCAATTTCTATTAACTGCTTCAGCCCGGGCACCTTAACTACATTGGCAATCTCAACCCCTACCACTGCCCCCACGTACTTCAGCACATCGCCGGACGTAGCACCACCGGGGTCTTCAAGATCCAAATAATAGCGAGCCTCGGTGGCAGCCGGACTGTGGGGATCAATAGTTTCGTCTGTAGCAATTGCATAGGCTACGTTGGCTAACTGCTCCACGTCCATTTGTGCAGCCTGCTTGGCAGAAATGCCCCAAAAGTCCTCTGCAGTCTGCCTCAGGTTTTCCAACGTGGGAGCGTAGGTGTCGCTCCAGTTAGACCATTCCTGATTTAATCCCGGCATACCTGCCACGCGCACAAACATGGGTTCACCGGTTTGATAGTTAATGGGCCACTGTCCGCCGTTGGCCAGTTGAAGATCTTGCAACTCCTTCACTGTATGCTTTGGCTTAATGCGAGACCACGGAGCCGTAGTCACCTGAGGAATAGGAGTCGCCACAGGTAACTTATAGCCCTTCAGTCTGTCAGCAACGTTGATGGGCGTGAAGTTAATGGCCGGAGGCACAAACGTCTTGCGACGCTGCTCTCTGCGCTCCCGCACACGCGCCTTACCTGGCACGGTAGGGTCGTTTTCCAACGTGGGATCTTTGGGAGGCTGTAAAATTGTATCGTAGTCGTCACGCAGTATGGGCATTACATGCCTCCCTCACCGGTGTTAATGCCTGGGCCCGGTGGGAAACCTAAGTCTGCACCAAAATTGGGCCCTGCAGATTCCAAACCTCTGTCCATCGCCGGAACATTAACACCGTTAGGAGTTGACGCAGTTGATGGTACGGTAGGTGCCATGCTGCGTGGAGCGGCAGGCAGCGGTGCACGTTCGGGCGACATCTGCACAGGGGACTGGGACCCCCCTGACTGCTTAGCTTGTGCAGTAGCCAACACACGGTCAGGATTAAGCACAGGGTCAGCAAACTCAGCCATGAGTTCCTTTACTGTAGCATCAACGTCCTGGATCCCCATGTTGCGCAACGTTGCACGCAACGGCTGTACGCCCGCTTTGAACTTGTACACCTCGTTCTGCTCATGCTGGATCCTATCGTAGGGCAGCACGGCAGGAAACTTCACTTCTACCGTATAATCTCCATTGAAGTCATCAGCAGTCAAGTCTACAATGTTGAATGTGGTATCAGACAATGACTGACGAAACGTTAATCTGCCACGCGACTCCTGCACAGGGGCAAGCAGCTGCGCAGCATAGAACAATACACTACCAAACAAATTGGTCAGTGCATCCACACGCAGCGGCACTTTTAGTTTAATCAACTGCTCCATGGATGCCTGGGCCAAGCGCACGCCCACGCCGGTAACTCCAGAACCAATGTTACCAAAGGAGGCTTCGTTTAGGAACGCTTGGTTGAAGATGGCCTCTTTGTAACGCTCCAAGAGATCCATAGCACCAGCGTTGGCAGTGTCAGACGCCAACGGCGCAAGTTGTTCTTCCGCACCGATGGGAATAACCGCATTGGGTTCAAATGTAATGTCGTCTAACTGCTGGTGGTCATCAGACGCATATACCAGCGGAGGATGAATCTTGCTGCGCACCTCAGTTGCTTGCTCAGACAACATTTCATTGAAACGTCGATTCAACTCCTTGATGGCGTCCATGTCGGACACAGTGCCCAAGTACGTAGGATCTGCATCATCAAGCGCGAGGTTCTGCACAATCCAAAACGGAACACGCCCCCACTTGTGTTTGCCTTTTTCCAACGTCAAATAGAACGGTGCGCCTGGAACCTCTTGCCCGTTGCGGTTCCGCGTGGGTTTCATCTGACCTTTGGCGACCAGCATGTAGTCTTCGCGGTCGTAATAATGCAACACCTCTGCAGTTGGCTCCACTTCATCCCAATTTGGGCCACTTTCCACCAACGACTTAGCATACCGCGCACGGATTTCTGAAATCAAGCGGCCTTCCTCGAGGCGAATGGCATACAGAAGACTGTCGTTGGGATCATCGTAGTCAGTAAACACGGGGAAGAACGTGCAAGGATCCACGCTGTTGAAGTGGAAGCAACTGCGCTCCTGCCCTGGCTCAAAGTTGTACTCGTGCACGATGTGCTTGATGTCACCCGCAATTTGCAATTCACGCACAAACGGATGGCTGGCATGCTTGACAAAGCACGCCTGTAGTACACCAAAACCCAACTTGCAAGCATTCAGTTCTGCCTTGCGAAACGCTTTATACACGGCAGGTAACATGCTTAGAAGAAACGTCTCGCGTCGCTGGGCAGATCTACGCAGGTCTTCTTTGGCTTCTTCTGCTACAGAAATACGAAAGGATTCGCTCAGCATGGAAGCATACTTGATGACTGCTACCCGTGCAAAGTTAACAACAATCTGTTCTTCTGTTGCAGAGTCCACAGAATCCGTAAAATGTACGCCACGGAAGAACTGACGCATAGATTCGATGTACGAATTTCTAGCGGCGTATTTGCTTGATAGCTGCGAATACAGTTCGCCTACGGCGGATGCGGTCCTGTCCATTGGAAACCTTTACTTTGTGCAATTCGGCTTCTGCAGCCTGACGGGCGCGTGAAGTCGTGCCATACTTGCGAGGCTTTGGAACTCCCTTAGACTTCACATAACCGTACCGGGCCACTAGTAAATACCACAATGCCTTAATAGCATCATTTGGTTGATTAGCACTTGGTACTTCAGGTGGCAAGTCCGACTCATTGATCAATCTGTCCTTGCGCTTGTAGTGATTGAACTCATGAATCAGACCTTCACACTGCGGATGCACCTGCAAATGGGGAGGGGTGGTAAACTGGGCCCCTCCTGGTTCATCATTCTCCACGTAATGCAGAAACGTATGCAGACGTCTAATGCCTGCTAACTGCTCGATCTTGTCTGCCACCAGAGGACGGCGGGCACGAGTAGCCCAGCGACGACGACTATCGGGAGCGTTAACATCAATTGCACCGCCCGCAACATCTTGCCACCACTCCCGAGACATTGCTTCGTCGATGACTTGCTCATCAATAACTCCAGTTTCCCAAATCTCATCTATGACGTTGCAGAAGTCAATGGGGTCGTCTGGGTCTGGGTCTGAGTCCATGGCAAACTGCACGGCCAAACAGGCGTATGGGTGGCCTCCATCTGACGGATCAACAGCCAGGTACACTGGCACGCCCGGGCGGTAGATAGCCTGATCGGATACGTGAACGTACTCTCTAAACTCCCTAAACACCAATGTTGCAGGCTTGGCAGGAATCCCGGCGACTCGTTCCTCAAACATTCCTGGAACGCGACGGTAGATGCGCCAAAGACGTTGGATTTCTGGATGTTCCCGCCCTCCGGGAAAGACGGTAAGGTTAGTCCACGTCGGTAAGCTGAACGACCGCCCACGATAAGTGTCGTTCGGCTTTTGCATCTCGTTGAAAAGTTCAGCATACCAGCCATACGAAGACTCAAATGTACCGCTGATTACTAACCAACCATGGGTCTCAGACAACCGCCCAAAAGACTTCAAGAACAACGCTTGTGAACAGGTGCCTGCTTCGACAATAAGAATGCCATCTGGAGCATCTGATCGTAACTTGGAAACGTCCTGGCCGGACTTTGTTTCTATAAGTTGCCCAGACTTCAAGTTCATCCGCCACTGTTGGCGGTTGGGCATGCTTACGCCTTTACGCTCCAACGCTCCCAGTTTATTAAAGCCGTCTACAGCATATTCAAACTCGCGGTGGCAGCCTTCGTAATCTTCAGCAACAATCCAAAACAGTTTGCCCCACGGAGCTCGTGTTAGAAGTTCGGCAGTCGTGTATACGGATTTCCCGGCACGTTCTCCTCCAGTTACTTGCTTAACACGAGCCCGTGAGGCCAATGGCAAGATTTGGCCTGCTGATGGGAGCAGGTTGATCTTGTCCAACACCCATAGTTGCTGCGTTAAGGTGGGTCCGAGTTCGACTCGCTCGACCCAGTTGGGGTCAGTGAGTCGACTGAGATCCACTCCCCAGTCAAAGTACTTTCGGAAGATTCGGTCGTACCAGTCGGGGCCTGCAACTGGGCTGCTGGCATTACTGCTTTCAGTTGTTCCAAGAATATCGCCCATGGGTCATTCGGCGGAATACGATTCTTCTGCAACGGATCAAGAACAGTATCAAGTTGACCCAGCGCAGTGGTATATGCACGAGACCACGCTGGGCTTTTGGTTGACAATGCTTCAATGTCGTCCGCGTGCTGGGCCAGGCGCATGGCACGGGTCAGTTTACTGCCCAACCCATGTTCCAAGAAGTCCTGCTGCACCGCGCGTCGTGCTTCAACAATACGGCGATAGTTGTCAGAAAACATACGCAACAACGTACCGTAGTCAATGTCGATAGGCGGATTGGCCGCACGGCAGCGTTCCAAAATGAACGCAATGGTGCGACCATCTACCATAAGTAAAAAGATGAATTCTTCTTGTTCTGGAGTCATAGTTGTAAAACTACCGTAGTCTACGCTTCCCAAACTACGTACTATTAGCATCCTGTCCGCTGGCAGACTGCCAGTCGGCCAATGTGGTAATAATTGTGCCCAGCCAGTTAAACCTCTGATTCGGCAGGAACGAATTGTAATCACTCGTAAGTGATAAACCGGTGGCTGTGGCAGGCACATAGATCTCGTAGTCCCAATTGCCACCGCCACCATCCTCAAAAGTGCAATGATCGATTGTTACCGTGGCTGGTGTAGTAATTCCTACGCAGATTTTACTGGCCGTTGTTGAGGTGTTGCGAAACGTGCATGAATTAAGCACAACGCCCAGCGTCGCAGGACTGCAACGGATTAAGCCAACATCCGTCCCAGCCGCTTGAATGATTGTTACGCCGGTCAGCGTTATCGTTTGACCACCAAATGTCGAAGTAATGAAACGTTGAGACGTTTTATCGCTAGTCCAAATGCCGCCCACGATATTGATTGGCCCACCCGCACGGCTCCCGCACCCCAAGCCAAATTTGTTATTAGTCCAAGTGCAATTTATATAAGTAATGCTCGCGCAATCGTTAAGCTCGCCGGTGGCTTTTAGACCCTTAAACGTACAATTGCTTAACGTTGCTACTCCAAATGACCCGCTTGTATTGTAATGCGAATAGATCGCTTGGAGGTTATCCCAACGTGTCGTTGTGATGCTGTAATCAGTTTCAAACGTTGTACCCTCGCATGTGATCCCCTCACCGTTTGGAGATGTTTCGTTCCAAACAATCATTGAGGCTGACCCGTTGCGAGACATACCGTTCTTGATGTAGCAGTCTTTGACGGTGCTGCCAGCACCTACTCGCGCATTGTGGGCTTCGCCCTCCAACAAATAGCAATCATTAAGAGTGCCAAATTTACCTGTCACAATTGTTCCATACTGTGCCAGTGCGCCAATCGTGTAAATCGACTTGATCGTGATGTATTGTTGGTTCTGCGCTTCGATGCACGTGCCCCGCGCTGTGTAATGATATGCTTTGCCATTTATTGCTGGGTCGCTGCTATCTGATGCATGGATATAGATTGGCTGGGGTCGGTGTGCGATGCAATGTAATACGTCCCCGCTGTAGCGTCTACAGCGGATAAATTTGCAGCCAGAGTTAGTAGTATTCCATCCTCAAAGAGCCTAACGGTCGTGCCAACAATTACTATTTCCTCGAACGTTACATTGGCCTGATATACATTAGTATATCCGCCTGTTTTGCTCCATGCCCCTGCACCAATTGGATCGCGTGCATCGATGATAGGACGATCACCTGTGCCATAAGCCTGCACTACTACATTATCGCGGGTTAAAAATAGTTGTTCACGCCAAGTTGAGCCTCGCTTGAGATTTATAATCTCGTCAGCTCCCACAACAGATTGCACTGCCGCCAATGTCCGAAATGCAGTGGATTGTGACTGGCCGTCGTTACCATCGTCGCCGGCAACACTGTCAACGTACCAGTTGCCCCTTTGGGGGCCACTCACGCGCAGCCCGCCGCGCCTGCCGCGCCTGCCCCCAAGTCGTAAAATTGAATCAGGAATCAGTTTTATTGACATGTGAGTACACGAATAGAAGTTGGAGTGGACTGCACCGTTCCATACCATGCACCAACGCTGCCTTCCAATGTCCACTTCTCGGTAGTAGCAGGCATAGGCATGCCATTGTCAGCAGTCACCCCTGCGTCACCCAACAGGGCTTCAACAGTGCCCGCATTGTATAGCATCGCGTTTTTACGCAGCCCATCAGCAGGCAAAATCAACGTAGTAACCCCGGCTGACAATGACACTGCAGCCAGGGTGGAATGGTGATATAAAGTTGTCACGGTCTACTCCTTCTTCATAAACGGTTGCGTGGTAGGTTCATTGGTAAACCACAGCCGCAACGCCGCCACAAGGCCTCCAAGAAAAGCCACGACCACATCTTGCAGCGTCACGGACTGTTGGGCAACGGCGCCGAGAATGGCGGTCAACACGATGATAATACCAGTCCAAAATAGTTTAGACTGATACCACGGTTTGACAGACGGTGATTGGTTCATGTGAACCTCCTTATCTATCATTCTACCATATGGGTAGTGCAAAAAACGCCGAATCTTTCCCCTCACAGCGCGTATGCACAGGGCGGCGATAGGCGACCGCAGGTAGGCCTTGATAATAATTTTCAAGCGCCTACAGGTGCATTTTCAAATACTGTAGCCTCTTAAGGCAGTAACTCAAGGCATTATATTTGCATCTCAACGCCTATAAGAATTATCCGATTTTTCGCATAGAATGACCCGAAAAACGGATCTTAAATCGGTGTATTAAATTTAACCCTCTGGACCTCGTGATATAGCGGTCGTAAAATCAAATAATAATCAAATGTTCGCCTGGGATAGGTTCTCCTTATTTGACTCCTATAAGCATATACAAAAACATGGAGAGTTAAAAAGTTATATGTAATTTATAGATATTATAGGTTAATACCATGACCCAGGTGATCAGATGACAAATGATGACATGGGAAAGATTTGTTATTGACAAAAATTAAAACAGTGTTATAATGGCAGCAGGAGGTCAAACCATGTCACGCAACAAACTAACAGATGACGAGCGTTTGTGGATTGAAGAGTTGTACAGCGAGCGACTGAGCGCAAGCGCGGGCGCAGGTGCAGGTGCAGGTGCAAACCAAACCCATTGGATTGCGGAGATCGCTGGTGAGGTAGGGGTTCCATATTCCACTGCCTATGCCCATTTGGCCCGCCAGGGATTGTTGGTCAAGAAAATTCCACGTCACAAACAGGCGGACGTCCGCGCGCGCATTGTGGATATGTACACAGGCGGTGCAACGATGACAAACATTATGCAAGAATGTGGCGTCACGGCAGTTGCGATATATGACGTGCTGTCAACGTCGGGCGTGCCGTTGCGCGGAGGCAGTCATGGGCAGGCTGCGAAGTTGAGCAACAAAGTGGTAGGAGCCGTGTTGTTGGCAATTACACAAGGCAGGAGTACCAATGAAATCCTTCAGGTGTTCGGTGGCAGTATCGGAGTGTATGACGTGCAGCGCGTTGCAGCACGATATGGTTTAATCCAACAATTGGGAAAGAACGACCATGACGCGAACTCGTTTACAGATGCAATGGTTGATACCATCGCAGTTGTCACGGCAAGTAATTGAAGAGCGCCGTACACGTTGGGCTGCCAAACATGCAGCAATCTTGACTGCGTTTGATTCAGGCACACACCCTGTGGTTATTTCCCAGGGTACGGGGTTGCCTGTTGAGCGTGTGTTGTCACTGTTGCTGTGGTCTGGTCGCCACGTGCCTGTTGCCAGGCCTAATCAACGTCCGGGCGTTGGCGTTGGCGTTGGCGTTGGCGCGGGCGCAGGTGCAGACGTGCAGTTAATTGATGAGTTGATTCCCTGGCTGGGCATGTTGTATGAACGCCTAGTACAGGTGTGGCAATTGATGGCTGAGTTCGATGCCACAAGTGAAGAAATTTGGCAGGCGTTAGAAATAGCCGGTGTGTTGTTCTACGTTGAAGATCCCTTCGTTGTATTCCACAAGGTTTGTGTTTCCACGCTTCCTGAAGGCCCCGGTAAGAATGTAACTCATAGTCCTCGCCAGCGTACCGTCCCCCAATTGTGTGCTGAAAGTGGATTCGTCGGTGTGGTATCTGATGTAACCAAATGGAACAGGCTTGCAATAGTGGGGCAAAATAAGGGCACTACCCCGAGTTTTTGCCAGTGACTGATAGAGAGACACAGTTCAGTATATTCATATCGTGTATATTATATATACGTATGTCTACGCGAAAATTTGCATACACGAATATACGCAAATAAACATGTGCGAATAATTGCATATTTGCATATGCGTCGTTACGCATGTATGCACGTGCGTATGTGTGCGTGCGCATGCACATGTTTTGCATCGCGTTTGTAACGAAAACAATTTATGTTGACGCAAACGAAACGCAAACGAAACGCAAATTGTTCGCAAATGTTTTACAAAATTGTTTTGTGTTATAAACATCACGTCGCGCGCGAACGTATAAACGATGCACAAACGCGCGCGAATTGAAAACGCGCGTGTGCGTTTGTACGCACGCAATGAATCACAATGACACATGTATCGCAAACAAAACAACGCATTGACGCGAATTCACGTGCACGAACGTTTGTTGTTGTGTGTAAAAACGAACATGCGTTCAACGTGATTATGACGTTGCAATCGCAAAATGACGTTGCATGCGTCGTATATCGTGCAAATTACGACGAAACGCGCGCGCGTATCACGCGTGCAAATGATTCGTTGACAAAATATTATGGCACGTTATCGTTGCGCGTGTCATTGACGCATGATGAAAAAACGATTGCAACGTATCACGCGTTGCAATCACAAATTGTCGCGTGCATGCATGACATTGATGCATTGCGTACAAAAACGCGTGACGACGTTGACGACGTGTTGAATGCATGTGACGACGTGATTCAACGCGTAAAACGCACGATTGCGTAATTGTGACACGCACACGTGACATATCACGTGTGCGTGTGTGCACACGTGACAAACAATCATGAAACGCGTATACAATATGCACGTGTCATTGACACGTGCATATGACGACAATGACGTGTCATCGTCATCACGACATTACGTGATGACGATGATACAACGTGACGCACGCATTGACACACGTGCACATGACACACGTGCACGTGCAATGTGTGACGTGTGTCACACATATTACGAATTGTCGTATGTGCGCGCGTGCGTTGACACGCACGCGCAATTGTGTTCACATGCGCGTGATGCGCGTGTATGTCGCGCATGTTTGCGCGACGTACGCGTCGCGTCACGTTACGTTGCGTCGTAATGTCACACGCACGCGTTTGTGCGCGTGTGACATTACGACACAACTCGCGCATACATCGTGTATGCGCGTCGTGCGTCGTGTAAAAAGGAGCGTGAAAAATGGAAGCGTTGATTGTGTTTGCGGCGTTCGTCGTCGTGATGGTGGTGTTGGAACAGTTTAGTGGTGGCGCAAAGGTGAAGCGTAGTGGCGCGTCACCGAAGTACAGCAAGCGCGCGCACGGCAAATGATGCGTGCACAAAAAAGGAGCATGAAAATGGAGCAATTAACATTAGCGGACAAACGCGCGATAACATCGCGCGTTCGCAAGTACGATTACAACAAAGCGATGAAATTTGTAGAGCGAACACACATGTTGCAGCAGTACAGTGCGTGCATCGACTACGCACGCACTGTACTGTTGCGACGCGTATGTCGTGACACACGCGTCACACAAACAATATCGCTCACGACGTGCCCAGAACACGTGCGTAACGCAATATTGCGTTACGCACAACGGCACGCCCGAGTTGTGCATGTTGTATATACAACATGCACAACGCAGCGCACGCGATACAGCGTGCAACGCGGCGCGTTGTATTATCGCGTGAAGTTTACTGATGGCACACGCGCGTGGATGCGCGCGTGTGACAAGTATTTGCGCAAGACGTAGTTTGTAAATGCGCGCACGCACGCATGCGTGCGCGCACAAATACACACGCGAAATGACGTTAACGTGTGTTGTGTTGTGGGACGTGCGCGCACGCGCGCAGTTTGGTTGTGTTACCATACTGTGTCGCAACGTCAAAGTTGCGACACGTTACAAAAAGGAGGTGCAAATGGCAATGGCAGATGTAGCGAAGCGACGCGGAGCGAAGTACATCACGCGGGCGGCACTTGCGCGCGACACGCGCAAGACACTTATGTGTGAAGGGTTCAAGGCGCACGAGCGCGCGGTGGCACACAGCGTGGCGCGCTCGTGGAGCGTCGCATCGGGTGTTGTATTTGTGTACACGGTAAACGGCGGATACATAAACCGCCAAGGCGCGTATGTTAGCGGGCAGTGGCGGGACCTTGCACATTTACAAGGTCTCGTCAATGGTACTGGCGTGCACAAGCGCGCGCGCGACATCCTTGAGATGTCGTTTGACGCATACAACACATG